GGCATACTATCCAAAAGCAGAAGGTTATATGATGAATAGAAGTTATAGAGTATTAGTAGAGGAAAGGCCGACTGAACTAGAGGAGTTACATTATCCTGCTGGTAAAGGAGATATTAAAATAGTTCCTGTTATTGCTGGAGAAGGTGGGAGAGGGCTTGGATCTATTTTATTAGGTGCTGCTTTGATAGGAGGTGCTTTTTTATTTAATCCAGCGTTAGGATTTAGTTCTTTTGCTAAAACTCAAGCTGCTGGCATTACTGCATTTGGTCAGTTAGGTTTTGCAACGAAAGCTGCAGTAGGCATTGGTGGTGCTTTAGTTTTAGGTGGAATATCACAAATGCTTGCCCCTGTACCACAAACACCAGAAGAAGATCCCGAAAATAGTTTTGCTTTTAACTCTCCTGTTAATACAGCCAGGGCAGGTTTAGCCATACCTTTAATTTATGGAGAAAGACTTGTTGGTTCTGCTGTAATTTCAGCAGGTATTACAACTGAAAGAGTTGTGGAGTAGTAAATGTCAGATAATAATTTAGATCAAATCAGTGGTTCTGGTGGTGGTGGTGGTGGTAAAGGCGGTGGTGGCGGTGGTAGCTCAACCGCTAAGGATAATTTAGATAGTATTGCAAAAGTAAAAATTTTAGATGCTTTAGGAGAAGGTGATATTGATGGTTTTGCTACTCCTAGAAGTATTGGATTATCGCAAAGTGATGCAAATTATAATAAAGCACTACTTAAAGATATATTTTTTGATAATACTCCAGTTTTAGAAGAAACAGCTAGTGTCGCAAATCCATCAGATGATGATTTTAATTTTGATGACATAACAGTTGGTCACAGAAGAGGAACAGGTACTCAATCAGTAATTAAGGGTTTTGCTGCAACTCAAACTGAAGTAAGTATAAATTCACCAGTTACAAAAACAAATCCTGCTGCTGCCACAACTCAAACAATAACTGATGCTTCCGATACTATTGATAGAATTAGATTTACAATAAATTTTCCTCAACTTCAAAAATTTAATGATGATGGAGATATTGTAGGAAGTAAAGCTGAGTATAAGTTTTTAATAAGTTATGACGGTGCTGATTTTGTTAATATGTCTATTGAAGAAACAGGAGAAGATATAACTTTTAATACTACTGGTCGTAGTGGGGATTTATATCAAAGAAGTTATGGTTTTAACCTAAGAGAAGCTGGATATACCAGTAATATAAGAATAAGAATAGAGAGAGTAACAGACGATCCAGATACAAAAACACAAAACTCATTTACTTGGTTTTCCTACACAAAAATAAAGTTTGACAATAATAGATACCTAAATACTGCTTTAGTAGGTTTACAGGCAACAGCAGAACAGTTCAATTCTATACCTGTTAGAAATTACAGAGTTAGAGGATTAAGAACAAGAATCCCAAATACAGCAACAGTAGCAACTGGAGTTAGTAAATTAGCAGGTAGAATTACATATTCTGGAACGTGGCCTGGTGCTGGTGCTAGCGGTAATAGTAATTTCACGACTACATGGCATAGCGATCCAGCGTGGATACTTTGGGATCTTTTAACAGAAGAAAGATATGGATTAGGTATAGATCCAGCAACCTTAGATGAATTTAGTTTTCTTGCAATTTCTCAGTACAACAATGAACTTGTAGCAGATAGAGTACCAGCTTCATCTGTTACTTCTGGAACTTGGAGTCAACTTGCTAATAAAACATTTATTGATGTAGAGACCTCTTCAGACCATAAATTAAGTTCAAGAGATTTTGTAGCGTGTACATTTACTGTTGCAAGCGGAGTTAATACCTCAAATGGCACATATAGAGTTAAAAAGACAGGAAGAAAAACTTTTCAATTACTCAATGTTTCTTCAATTTCACAAACATCTAATGGTTCTGTTTCCTATGTAAGACAAAGTAGTGAAGTTAGATTTGCTTTTAACGGTGTAATAAACAGAGAGTACAGAGCTTTTGATTTAATAAATGCAATATGCTCCACCATGCGTGTCATGCCTTTTTGGAGTGCTGGCAGTGTAACGCTTATACAGGACAGACCAGCTACACAAACTTCTGGTTCGTACACAGCTAATGGAGAAGTAGCACCTGTATTTATTTTTTCTCAGGCAAATGTAGAGGGAGGCAATTTTACATACGAGGGAAGTGATATAAAAAACAGAGCAACATTAGTGGCGGTTAAGTATTTTGATATGGAGCAACGTAAGTTTGCTAGGGTTCAGTTCCCTATTAAAGATAATGTTGCATCTGATTCAGCAATTACTAAATATGGAATTGTAAAACGTGAATTAAATGCCTTTGGCTGCACAAGTCAGGGTCAGGCAATGAGGCTTGCGAAATGGACAAGAGAAAGTGAACAACTTCTTACCGAAACTGTTACTTTTACAGTATCTATAGATAGTGGAATTTATGTAAGGCCAGGGCATGTTATCGGTATTAGTGACAGAGTAAGAAATGGCAATTTCAGAAGAGCAGGTCGTGTAAAGTCTGTTCCAGCATCTACAACTGACAGAATTAATTTAGATAGTGATGTTACAACAAGTTTATACGGCAGAAAAAATGTAGAGGGAACATATAATCAGTCTGGCACGACCGTGACTGTGACTGCCGCATCTGATCATTACTATGAAGTTGGATCAAGAGTAACTCTAGATTACACAAGCGGAAGTGCTGTTGATGGTGCATTTGTAGTAGCCACAGTTCCTTCTACTACAACTTTTACAGTGACCGCTTCTGCTTCTGCTACAAACAGTGGAAACGTAACTGTAACTTATACAGATACAAGAATGATATCTGTAGTGATGCCAGATAATTCTGTTTCAAGAAAGGAAGTAAACTTTTTAAGAAAATCAGATAATTTAATTGATGTAGTGGGTGATTTCGAAACCACTGATAGTTCACCTACAGCACCAGAAGTAAATAGTGTATGGGTTTTGGAAATTATTAGTACTACTGCAAATCGTAATTTAGAAACTGATTTATTTAGAATTGTTAGTGTAACTGAAGAGCAGGGAGCAAAGTATAAAGTAACAGCACTTACATACAACCATAGTATTTATGCTGCTGTTGACGCTGGTACAGATGTTGAATACAGAGATGCTACAAACATAAATGCAAAACCAAAACCTCCAACAAATTTAACTACTACTGAATCCTTGTATAAGGAAATAATAAATCAAAACGCAGATACAGACACTAATCAAAAGAAAACTAATAAGGCAAAAATTAGATCAATGTTAGCTTTGAAATGGCAAGCTGCTGATGGAGTTGCTAATTATAAAGTCATGTATAGGTATGCAAATAATAATTTTAGAACAGAAGATGTACAGGGTACTACGTTTGAATTAAAAAACATTAAACCTAATAGGTTATATGATTTTAGAGTACAAAGTGTATCACAGGGAGGCAAATTATCTAGAAAAGCTGCATTAAATAATGTTCTAACACAAGGAAAAACAGCAGCTCCAAATCCTGTAACTGGTTTAACAGCAACAGTTGATGCAAATAAAGGTTTGATTTTAACGTGGAATGAAAATGAACCAAATCCAGATAACTTTGACGGTAGTAATCCTGATGTATTATTTAAAGATTTAGATATAGTTGGTTATGAAATTCACTTCAACAAAAACAATACTAATGATGTAGCAGATGCTAATTTTGGAAACAAAAATGCCTCCACTTTTTTAACAAGAGTTCAAGCACCAGATGTAGAAATAGGAATTAAAAATGTAAAACTTCTAACTTCAGGTAATTTAGGAACTGTTTTATTTTTTATAAAAGCTAGAGATGATGGCAATAGGTACAGTGATGGATCATTTACAAATAATGCAAACAAAGTTACCTTCACACCTGCAACACCTCATGCACCTGTTATTGACGCTTCAACATCAGGAGTTCAGATTGAATCAATAGTTATCAACTTTACAACATTAAGAGATTCGAGTGGTAATCCAGATTCTAACGGTACTGAAATACCTGTTAATGGATTTGCAATAAAGCATTATGAAGTTTTAGTTGATGGTAAAACTACAAAAATTGATAATACAGAGTTTATAAGACCAGCCAATTTCAGTGGCACAAAAACTTTTCAAATAAGAACAGTAGATATTGCCGGCAGTAAAAGTGCATACTCCTCTATTGATATAACAGTTGCAGTTGGAACTGTTCAATTTGATACGCCAGAAATGGATGATGGTTTTGTTCTTTTAAATTGGACTTATACCCCACCAACATCAGGTATTACCGTTAAAGAGTTTCAAATTAAAGTAGGAAATACAAATGTAGCTTTTGGTCAGGCATTAGATAAAGGACGGATTCAAGCTACTTCATTAAAAGTAAAACAAAGTGTGGGAACTAAGCGTTATCACATCAAAGCTTTTGACGTTAATGATAATGAATCTGCTATCGCAACTCAAGATATAACAATCAACCCACCAGAACTTCCAGCACCATACTTTGATACACCAGCGATAACAATAGATTCAGAATTATTAACAGTGACAGTTGATTGGCTGGAATATAGTCCAGACACTAATTTTACAGGTGGTTTTTCTTTACCTTTGAAACATTACAAAGTAAAAAGGGCCACAGCATCGAATCTATCTAATATTTCTGGCACAGTACAGAGTTTTGCAAACGCAAAAAATAGGGGTAATTACATGGCTACAGAGTTCAAAGAACAAATAAAACGAAGTAATGGTACAAAAGAAAATACATTTTATAGATATTACATAGAACCTAAAGATATTTACAACGCTGAAGGCACAGTAAGAAGTGCTGATATTACAATTCAAAGACCTAACAACATATCAAATTTAGAGACAGAGGTAATAGATAATAATGTTCTTTTAAGGTTCGATGATGCTACTAATAGTAATGGTTTACCAATAAAACATTATGAGATAAAAAAATCAAAACAAGCAACAGATGGTTCCTTTCAAAATTATTCTGCCGCTGAATTATTAGGAAGAATACAAGGTACGTTTTTTGTTAGTTTTGAAGATACCAGTGGAACCTATAGATATTATGTTCGTGCAGTAGATGTATTAGGGATGGAAAGTGATGATGGTTTTGTTGATGCTGTAGTTGATGAGCCACCAGATTTTCTTTTAATAACAGATTTTAAAACTGACTTTGATGCTTCTACAAATCCTCCAAGTGGCTTACCTACTTTTATTAATACAAGTAATTTTTATGTTGAAGATGGTGTTGGTTATGCAAATGTTAATACAACAGAAACAATACAGGAGCATTTTGTTGGAACAGGCAGTAATGCAAGCCCACAGTTTGCAACACCACAAGCACAGATAGATGCTGGTTTTGCATATTGGTTAATGCCTACAGAAACAACAGGGCATTTTCAAGAAATATTAAATTTAGGCACAAATATTAAGTCCTCTATAATTAAATCAAGTATTCAATCTGATGATATTGGTTCGACTACTATAACCCCAACTGTAGGTTTTGGTTCGTCTATAACTGGCTCTGGGTCTAATACAAGCATTGTTAATGAAACAAGTGCACAACAACGAAATATTTATGGAACAAACTTTCAATATGTAAGATTTAGGTATGATTTCGCACAGGCTGGTGGAAATGATTTATTAAAAGTAAGACAGATAAGATTAAAAGCAGAAGTTAAACAGAAAAATGACCAGGGAAGAGGTGTTGCGATTGTAGGGACAGGAACTTACACAAGAACACTAACAACAATGACAGTTACAAAAAATGCTCATGGATTAGCAGTTGGTGATGGTGTTGGGTTTGATGTAACCTCTGGTAATGGCACATCAGGTGATTATCAGGTCGAGACAGTACCAAATGCAAATACTTTTACTGTTACCGACTCAGCTTCAGGGACAACAAACGGTAATGTAGATTTTGATACTCTTACGGAAACTGTAATTACTGATGGCGTTGCAGTGACTACGATTAAAAAACGTGGAACACCCGTTTTCTTCAATAAACCTTTTGTAGATATTGAAGCAGTAACAGCTACGTCAAATAACAATGTTGCGGATGCTGCGATTAAGAATTTTACTGTTGTAGATTTTGAAGATGTTGCAGACCCTACAAAATTTCATGTATTTATATTTGATTTTAATGGTAATCAAATTGGTGGAATATTTACATGGCAATGTAGAGGTAGATAGAATATAAGATATGATTTATACTTTATGTAAAGTAAAATAGTTAATGGCAGATTTTAACGAACCACAATTAACTAGTACATATACAAGTTTTTTAAGCACATTAAAAGGTAGAGATACTGATTTAGCAGCAGGTAGCGGAAATTTACATCATGTAACTTTTTCTCAAACAAATTCAGTAACTGGTGTGTTTAATCTATATGGTGCAACTACCATAGGTGGAAATTTAACACTTAATACAGGAACAACATTAAGCACATCAAGTTCAAGTGCAGGTGATAATAAATCGCTTACAGTAACAG